ATAAGTAATTTAGTTGTTCTTGCACCAGTCTTTGGTTCGTGAAATATTGGATATGATGTTTTATCACTGCACTTTAAAAAATAAAAACCCGATACGTGTTGATTCCAATGTATATGTGCAGAATGGTGACCACCACCTTTTTTAGAAAACTCTTGTACCCATAATTCACTAAACATAGTTGTATATTTAGACATGTCATAACCTTGATGATCTAAATACTCCCAAGACTTTTGACCAACGTAGTTTCTAAAATCTAAAAAGTCATTGTCTAATGTTAAAGCTGTTGAATGATGTGATGTGCCAAAGTCACCAAATTTTTTTATATGTTCTTTATTTCTTTTACGAGCTTCACTGATATATTTGTTACTTGCTTTGTTTAAAGATTTTACAAAATCTGGTTTTTCTTCACTCCATACTACAGTTGGAAAATAAGTATTTATAAACATTATCTAAAAGGCCTCCCTAAATGCCATACTACAAGACTATATCTTGTGCCTGATGTTACTGGTTTAACTCTATGCCACACAAAACTAGGAAATACAATAATAGAACCTTTTGGTAATATTTCTTTACATTGTATTCTATGTTTTGATTCGTCTCTCATGTGTGGGTCATAGTTTCTAAAATCAAACTCTAACTCACCACCTTGATATTCTGAACCATCTGTTAATTGACAGGTCATAGATAATTTTCTAATCTTACCATGTTCATTAGGACTATTTGGTTTGTCATAAGGTTTATCCCAACTATCACAATGCCAATCATAGTATTGATTTAATTTATATTTTGTAAACTGACAGGACTCAGAAAAATCCCAATTAAAATTCCAACCAGCATTTCTATTAGCCTTATGAACGTATGGATGTAATTCTTTATATATCCAGGTATCATTGAGCCAAACTAAATCAGAGTTTCTTTTTCTTTTTAAATCTTTAACTTCTTCTTTTTTTAATTTTCTATCACCATAACCACCTGTTCTAGCCATTACTTCTTTTTGTTGGTTAGCATAAGCTATAACATCATCACAAAATTTAGGTGTTAGTGCACCACTAAAATACCAATAATAATTAGATATATTCATACGTTATAGTTTGTACAAAATTTAAACTATCCTTTTGATTATTAGTTAAGTAATACATGTTAGTTGATGGAAACATAATAAATTTATTATCAGTAAGTGGTATATCCCAACTTCTTCCTTTACGTCTGTTATCTTCATAATGTATTCGAACATTACAATCTTTGACGTTCACACCATATAATAATGTAAAGTCTGGAGAGTTACGTAGATCCACTGGATCAATATTTAATAAAGGAATAGTTGTTTCCGCAGGTTTATAGACGTTGCCCCACGTTTCTTTATTGACTAAATTAATATTATATTCAACACGAATATGATCACTAACATAAGTATTTAACATATCCCAAGTTCGTGAAAATAATAAAGGTGAATCTGTAACTTGTGATTTTAAAATGTCTTCTTGTAACTTATCTCGGTCAATGTCCCAATCTTTAGGCATTGCCACATCACCATAGTATAAAGCTATTTCAGATAATACTTTCTTTTGCATACCACATACCTTTGTAATTTATGCTTTATCGTCTGTCAAGTCCCAGGACTGGCCATCTTCATTCCAAGCATAATACCAAGAATGTGTGCCAGCTTCATTCTGTGATTTTTGTTCTGCAGTTAATTCTGGAGCATCACCAATTGGTGATTTCCAACTTGCAGTTGCAGTGTCTTTTACCCAAGAAACGTATGGTTTTTTAGGCCAAAAGATATTATTATCTTCGTCCCAAGTATAACCTATACCTGCGTAGTTTCCTCTAAATGCTTTAGAGTCATCACCTGAATTATGTTTGTTACCTGATGTATTGTAAGATGTTTGAATCCACATTTGTGCAGGCCAGTTGTTGTGTTGTTCTAACCACTGTTGACCTACTGTTTCGTCTTCAACACCATCAGCATTTTTCATTTTATCATTATCCATAGTTAACACTTGGATAACTTTTCCGTTAGCTCCTAATTTTGCAAAATGTGCCATAATGTTTCTCCTTATATATTAATTTTAATTACCGTTCAACTACTGAAATTTATACCTTATTATTACTACACCCGAGCCGCCAGTTCCACCAGTTCCACCAGATCCTCCACCACCAGATCCTCCACCACCACCGCCTCCGGTGTTAGTTGTTCCTGCTGTTCCAGCTTTTACCGGAGCTGGACTAGAACCTGGAGAATTAGTTCCTCCAGCACCTCCACCACCTGGTCCTCCTGTACCGGCAGTAGGATTAGTCATTGAACCTCCACCGCCTCCTCCGGCTCTTGTTACTGGAGATGCAGTAATTGAACTTGTTGCGCCATTACCACCTGGTCCTCCTGCACCAGCTCCACCAGAACCACCATTTGCTCTAGTTCCGGCTGATGTAGCGCCTCCTCCGCCAGAAGCACTATTAGGTCCACCTGAACTGCCTGGTCCTTGAGCACCATCAGTTCCTTGTGCTGGGTTTACTGTAGGTGTATTACCTGATCCACCAGGTTGATCACCATCTCTACCTGCACCACCACCTGATCCTCCATCGGCTCCAGCGCAACCACTATGGTTTGCGCCTCCACCACCGCCGGCTGAAGTTATTGTTGAAAAAATTGAATTTGATCCGCTTGTTCCTACTCCACTAGTTGCTGGTCCCGGACCTCCAGCTCCACCACCACCCACTGTAATTGGAAAACTTGTAGCCGTAACTGCTAAAGCTGTAGCTGGAGCTGCGCCTCTTGGTGATACTGAATAACAACCTGATGCTGATCCAGGAGATTCTCTATAGCCTCCAGCGCCACCTCCGCCACCAGAAGCTCCACCTCCGCCACCACCAGCTACCACTAAATAATCTACAGTGTTAGATCCTACTGAGTTTCCCGCATTAGATACACAAAAAGTCCCTGGGCTATTAAAAGTATGAACTTTAAAATTTGTACAAACAGTTGTTACAGTTCCTCCTGTTGCTGCTATAAACGATGGTACTGCTGCTGATGATTGTTCACCATCATTTACTACTAACCAACCTCTTGTTGAATCTATAAAAACCAATGTTACAGCTTGACCCTCTGTATTTAAGACTGCATTATCAGTTGAACCACCAATTTTATCTGAACCATTTTGAACTATTGTTAATGCATTTGCATCAAAAGTATTTCTATAATCTTTAAATGCAACGATCGCTCCAGCACTTCCTGCAGGAAGGTTAACAGATATTGCTCCACCATTTGTATCCACAAAATAACCTTCTCCACTCGCTGCTGTAAAACCAGATGTTTTAACGTCTGTTTGCCAATTAACAGTTCCTGTTCTACCAAATCCTGTTTGCGTTCCATTGTTTGTGATTGTTACACCACTAGGAATAGTAAATGAGTCTCCACTATCTCCTAATGTGACTGTACCACAATTTGTTCTTGGACTAATTTTATTTACTTTTACTTCACTCATAATTTACCTATTGAAACTTATACCTTATTATAACAATTCCGCTACCACCAGCTGCTCCTTTACCATTACAATTAGGAAATGAATTATTTCCACCACCGCCACCACCACCAGTATTAACAGTTCCGGTTATAGCAAATGACCCTGGAGCTGATAAACAACTATTGGCTCCTCTTCCACCACCACCTGCTCCACCACATCCTCCTTCATTTGGTTGAGGAGCATAACCACCACCTCCTCCTCCACCGCCTCTTGCGACTGAAGATCCAGTGATTGAACTAGATACACCATCACCACCATCAGGTGCGCCTGCATTCGCTGGTTCTGGATTAGCATCATCATTTCCGTTTTCTGAAGCACCACCGCCACCATTTCCACCACTATTAAAAGTACCTGGATTTGGATTAATTCCACCACCAAAACCTTGAGATGGAGTTACAGGAGGTGTGTTTCCTGATGGTCTTGAACCAGGGCCATCAGCTGCAGTTCCACCACCAGAACCTCCATTAGCTCCAACTTTAGTTGGAGATCCTCCTCGTGAACCTGCTGCACCACCACCTGCAGATGTTATAGTTGAAAAAACTGAATTTGAACCTGGGTTTGCACCTGTTGAACCTGAACCACCAGTACCACCTGCTCCAACAGTTATTGGAAAAGTTGTTTGAGTAATTGTTACAGCATTTGTTGGCGCGTTTGCTACTAAAGGTGAAGCTGTAAAATTGTCTACTGGTGCATTTCTGCCTTCTCTAAAGCCTCCTGCTCCACCACCTCCACCAGCACAAGTTCCACCTCCACCACCACCTGCAACAACTTGATATCCAACTGTATTTTCAGCTGGTGTAGTTGATACGTTACATACCACAAAAGATCCTGGCCCTGTAAATGTGTGAATTTTAAAATTACCACAAGTTGTTATAGTTCCACCAGTTGCTGTTATGAAAGGAACTATACCTGTTTGAGATGTTTCAGTTTCTTGAACATTAATCCAACCCTCAGTGGCATCAACAAAAACAAAAGTTGCTGATTGACCATTAACATCTAATGTTGCATCTTGTGCTACACCACCAATTTTATTTGATCCGTTTGGTGAAATAGTTACATTATTATCATTAAAAGTTCTTGTGTAATCCGCAAAAGCAACTATTGCTCCTGCTGATCCTGCAGGTAAACTTACAGTTACAGCTCCACTTGACGTGTCTATAAAATAACCTTCGCCATCTGCTGCCGTAAAATTTGCTGTTTTGATTGAACCTGTTTGCCAATCAACTGATCCTGATCTACCAAAACCTGATTGAGATGCACCTGATGCTAAAGTTACTGTATCCCCTGATGCACCAATCGTAATTGTGTTGCTAGACTCTTTTATAATGTCTGCTCCACATGTATTTTGTATTGTATTTACTTTAATTGTACTTGTCATAATTATGCTATTTTATACCTTATTATTACTACACCGGATCCACCTGAAGCGCCACCACTTGGGCCTCCTGACGTTCTACCGCCACCACCACCGCCACCTTTATTAGTAGCTCCTGCTGATGCACATCCACCTGGATGTCCACCGTTACCACCTCCAAAAGGAGCTGCTGGATTACCCGTTGGATTACAACCTGCACCGGCTTCGCCGCCTCCTGCATATCCCACTGGACTTGCTGTAATTGAAGTTGTTGCTCCTGCTCCACCTGCTCCACCTTTACCATTAGCGGATGGATTATCTGAACCTGCTACTGTAGCGCCTCCGCCACCTGCAGCACCACTATCTCCTGCTGGGCTAGGGTGTGCTCCTGTTCCTCCAGGGAATCCTTGAGATGGAGTTGTTGGAGGAGTATTACCTACTCCAGCGGCTGATCTTGCAGGTGTACCAACACCACCGCCACCACCGCCACCACCTGAACCGCCTGGATTACCTGCTCGTAAAGTACAACCATTAGCTCCTCCGCCACCACCTGCTGATGTAATTGTTGAAAAAGTTGAATTTGATCCATTAACTCCATTTACACCTGTAGGGCCAACTGGTGTTCCACCAGCACCGCCACCACCTACTACAATTGGAAAAGCTGTTGCTGTAACTGTTATATCTCCTGCACCATCTAATGGAGAAGCTGTGTAAGGAGTTACCGGACTTTTATCTTCTCTAAATCCACCTGCTCCACCACCGCCATTATTATTACCTGGAATTCTTGTTCCACCACCACCGCCTCCAGCAATAACTAAGTATGAAACTTGATTATTAGCTGCTGTGTTTGAAAGTGATGAAACACAAAAAGTTCCTGGTCCTGTAAATGTGTGTACTTTGCACGCTCCACAATTTACTGTTGTTACAGTTCC